TTTAATGGATGCGGACGGATGTAGGAAAACATATTACACCGCTAACTTAAAATTAGCAGAACAAGTATTAGAGTTATTAATTAAAATTGGTTATTCAGGAAGTATAATTAAAAGAGAGAGGGAGCAGCTTTATAGTGGTTATAAAATCCCTGTTTCTACGATTGGTTATTCGGTTACAAGGCATGCCTATAAAAATAGGTTTTTATTGAAGATAAATAAAGCTCAATATAAAGGGAAGGTATTTTGTCTTTCAACTGGAAATGGTAACTTTTTAGCTATGCGAAATGGTAAAATATTCCTAACTGGAAATACAGGCAACCATGAGTTGAAATTAGCCAAGTCTGGTTATGGCGACCCTATGGCCTGGTTATGTCAGGAGCTCAGAGTCAAATATGGCGGAATATCCGCCTTTCTTAAACTAAGGTGTTTTCCCAAGACACACTTATCACCTGTTGTGTTTTTTCTACATCATGGCTGGACAGCCGGCAGACAAACTGGCAACACAATTAACAATCTGGAAAGACTCGCTCAGTATTGGGAGGCGGATGTTTATTGCATAGGCCACAGTCATAAGCTTTTCGTATCAAAGCGCGTTAGAGTAAATATAGATGGAAAGAAGACCCTTTTGTTCGTTAATACTGGAACCTTCCTAGAAACAGCCTCTTACGGAACGTCTGGGTATAGTGAACTGGCCGGGTATCCACCTTTAAGGATAGGTTCACCTAAGATAAAGTGGTATCCAACAAAGCGCGACGGGAATACATTATATGCGTCAGAATAAAATACCAAAATCTATTTATATTTTTGGTCGGAAATTTAAAATTAAAACAACAAACGGTTCTGGTGGTTCAGCAAATACCGCGACTTGTGAAATAGAAATAGGTTTAAAATACCCTAAAGACAGGGCTGATATAATAATACACGAGGTCTTAGAGGTAATTTTACTTGAAAGGGGTCATAGGTATTATAGGTATTCAGGAGATGTAAACGAGAACTATCACTTTTCTTTTAATCACAATGAATTTGAAAATATTTGCACGGACTTAGCTGGGGCAATAAAACAACTAAGGAGATGTTTATAGTGATTGCCTTCGATTTAGACGGCGTTTTAAGAGACCTACAAGGCTATCTAAGGACAAAATACGGCGTTCCCCTACCCAGTGTATGGTTTTTCACTTACAAGGGCTTAGGATTCTGGGAATGGGCTGAATTTGATAATAATAAGATGCCCCTTTTGGCAAAACCTACCAAGTATTATAATACCATTAGAAAGCACTGCAAAAATATAGAAATATGGACTCATCAATATCCGCATTGGAGACCCTTAACAAAACTATGGATAAAAAAGTACCTTGGAGATTGCACGGTAAGGTTTCTCACTACCAAGCAAAAAAGAGCGCGCCTGGATAGATGTAAGGATACTATATTGATTGAAGACTGCCCTAATTTCAAAAGCTACGATAGGATTGTTCTCATAGATAAGCCTTATAATAGAAACATCAAAGCTAAGAGGATTAAAAAGGTCGGTCAGCTAGAAAAGCTACTATTAAAGGAGGGGAAATGACAGATGCCTTAAGGGAGACCTTAATAGCGTTGCTTAATAAGCACAAGAGCGGAGAAATGAATACCATTGATGCCATTACAGAAATCGAGAGGGTTCTGCCCTTAAAGGAAGGAGATGTTGCATGAGAACCTTTAATTCAGGGGCAACTCGAGATTCCGATAATAACAAAAATGATTTTGAAGGGTTCCTTAGCCCACAGGTAATAGAATGCTTCGGCAACTACATGACAAAGCACCGCAAACAGGCCGATGGGAACATCAGGGACAGCGACAACTGGCAAAAAGGAATCCCTAAAGACGCTTATATTAAATCAGCGTTCAGGCATCTCCTTGATTGGTGGAAGGAACACCGAGGTATAAAGTCTAAAGACGGCTTAATAGAGGCTCTGTGTGCGCTGATGTTCAACGTAATGGGGTATTTGCATGAGACATTGAAGGAGGGGAAATGAGATTAAATACAATAATTGAATTACCAGATGGTCGCATAGGAACGATTTGTTATAATAATTTAGATGGTCGTGGTGGTGTGTGGGGAAAACATAAATTTGAAATGCCTTCCAATGGTTTTGGCGATGAATTACCTAAACCTGATTTTATGTTAAGAGAAAAAAGTATGCAGGGCAGGGTGGGGGTAGATTGTAGTGAGTGTGTAGGAGAAGAATTTAAAATAATAGAAAAAGGAGGGTATAATGAGTAATTTCTATCTCGAAAACGAGGGATATAAGAAATTAAAAAAAGAGCTAAGGAATTTTAGTTTAATTGAAAAATTTACAGAGGTTGTGGGCGATGCTATTCAATATGGCATTGCCTTAAGGAATAAAAAATGACCTATGATGGCAAGAAAGAGACGGGTTTCTGCTGGTCGTGTGGCCGACAATGCAAGAAGTTCTTTTGTAACGAGAAATGTTACAAGGCTTATAACAGAAAGAATGGTATAAAAAATAAGAAATTCGAGAAAAAGCCTTGACAGAATTAGAAATGTAGTGTATACTTTATATGAGGAGAAAAATTGAATATGAAACACAAATCCCGCAAACAAAAAAAGTCGCCTATCTTTATGTCAACAATTAGCCCTTGCGGACACGAAACAAACGGTGACTACCTCGTTGAGAGGTCATTGTTTGCGGGTCGGGTTCGTATAGGGCTTTTTAGTTTAAGGGGATAAAAAGAATTAAATTACCTTGAAGACTTAAAGGTTGTCCCTCAATATAAAATCGGTCAATATAGGGTAGATTTTTTGGTTGCAAAAAAGAAAGTAGTTATCATTGAGTGTGATTCACAGCAATTTCACGAGAGAACTGAGCCTGAAAGACGATATGAAAAAGCAAGAGACAGGTTCCTGCAAGTAGAAGGTTATAAAATATTTCATTATACTGGTGCAAGTATTAAAAATAATTCCTTAGATATAGCAAAGGAAATTATAGCCTATGTTTTAGATTGTGATGAAAGATGTTTATGTAAAAGTGCTGATGGGATAAACTAGGGAGACCAAAATGCCATATAAGAACATAATCTTTGTAAAGCTATTATGGAAAGAATTGTTATTAGAGGACAACAGGTTTACTGAACTATGTAATGATGGACAAAAGGGGCTTTATTTAATGCTCCTCTTGCTCGCTGGAGCCACCAATAATAACATACCAGAAAGTGAAAATTACCTGAAAAGAACGTTAAATCTCGTTGAAAAACCTGAAATCGTTGCACAAAATAGGGATTTCCTGCTGTCCACTTTTCCTAAACTTATTAGGAGTAACGGTTATCTTAAGTTCAAGAAATTCAAGGGCTTACACAATTACCTTGGGAAGTCCAAAGTGGGTACAATCGGAAACGATTTGGGACGTCCAAGAATAGATAAGAATAGAATAGAAGAGAATAGAATAGAAGAGAATAGAATAGATAAGATAAAAGTCAAAAAAGACATCTACCTAGAATTTGTCTTACTAACCAAAGAAGAGCTTGAAAAACTCGTTAAAAGATTTGGGGAACCTCAAATAAAAGATGGCATAGGGCGGCTCAATAATTACATCGGCTCAACAGGCAAAAAATATAAGTCGCATTATTTTACAATATTAAACTGGTTGGCAAAAGATGAGCCAGTTAAAAAGAAAGACGAGGGGTGGAAATTATGAAAAAAATAGATGGAGAGATGAAGGTAGACTTTGAGCAATTCCTAATGGATACACACGCAGAGGGTTATATTGGCACAGATGATATGATGAGTGATGCTTTTGAAGATTGGGTGCAAGATTTAAACATTGATGACTGGATTGAATATGGGAATTTATATGTCAAGAAAATACTTACCGACTCAGAGGGCAAGGGAAACTGGGCAGCATGATACCTCACACAAACGCAGATAAAGCCATATCAAACGAACTCCTTAGAATAGACCGTTCTATCTGGCACACCTTATCCTGTATTAAAGAAACATGCTCAAAACTTTATTTGTCTTGCTTACTATCAAACCCAGGATTCAGCGATTACATATTAGAAACAATTTTACTAATAGAAAAGGAACAGGGGGAAATACACAATGGTTATAAATCCCAAGGACGTCCAGAGGATAAGCAGTCACTTAGCTGGCTTACATAAAGACCTTTCAACCAGGCCGCCGAGTCCGAAATACCCTATATCATCCTTACCTCATTTTAATCGCAAGGCATGGGGGCTTCAATGTGGCAAAGTTACTGTAATCGCAGGTCGGACATCTTCCGGAAAATCCGCGCTATCAGAAGGATTCGCTCTTGACTTAGCTGAAAACGGGGTTCCTACGCTATTTTTATCCTTAGAAATGGATGTTGCGTCTTTGACAGAAAGGGCTTTTTGTCGCACAATGCAGGTAGATAATTACTCCTTATTAACAGGACAATTTAAGTTTCAGAAGGAAATTCAGGACAAATGGAAGATTTTTACAGAGTCAATGGCGAAATTACCACTCCTTATAACCTGCGAAATAGGCAAGACCTTTAAGGAAGTAAATCAAATAGTAGAAGCCCTTGACCCTACGCCAAAAGCGGTATTCGTGGATTACATAGGAGCGATAGCTTTCAAGGACAGGCAGTCCAGGGAAATGATGAATGAATATATCCGGCAATTTAAGGAACTTGCTATAAAGAAGGATTTTATAGGTGTCTTATGCAGTCAGATAAACAGACAAGGCGCGGTAGCCGGAGAGGAACCTCAGCTTCATCAATTAAAGGAGACTGGAAATCTCGAAGAAACCGCATCCGTTGTATTTTTAATCCACAATCCATACATAATGACGCATAACGAAGAGGACAGGGGCAAGGCTACTATTGTAATTGCGAAAAACAGAAACGGCAGGACAGGCCGGCACAAGGTAAAGTTCGTTCCTCAGTATTATAGGTTCGAGGAGCTTGATACAGTGGAACCCAGTAATGACTCTTTATTTGAAGACGATAGTAAGCGGTTTCTGGATACATTTGGCGGGAAGGTGGTAAAGTGAAACGCAAACAAAAACCCCTTAAAACCTTATCAAAACTAAAAAAAGACCTTTGGAAATTAGTATCAATATATGTAAGAGTAAGCGAAGCAAACGGCGAAGGATTAGTTAGATGCGTTACCTGTGGCAAATGGCTCCATTGGACAAAAATGCAAGCAGGACATTTTATAGACGGCAGAACAAACTCTATTCTCTATGATTTACGAGGTGTACACCCCCAGGACATCAGGTGCAATATCTTCCTTTCAGGAAATAAAGTAGAATACACCCTTTATATGCAGAAACGCTACGGGCAAGAAGTAGTAGACGAATTACGGCAACTCAGAAAAACTGAGAAGAAATATCTGCGGCATGAACTTGAAGACATGATTGCTGATTTCAAGGAACGATTAAAAAAATATAAACACTTGACAGAACGGAAAACATCGTGTATGCTTGTAATATGATTACAACAACCCCCAACGATAAACAGATGAGACGGACGGCTAAATCTTTTATTTTGTCTAACAGTCCTGTGGATAAAGAAAATGATTTGGCTTTCTCGCAAGAGAACTCATTTCGTTGGGGCTTTTCCACAGGGCTTTTTTTATAACGGACAGGAGGAACAAATGTGCCAATTTATTAGCTGGGTAGAGGAAGATAACAAACCTTATTATTTAGATAATAAGGCGTTAAAAACCAAAGAAGGAAAGTCTCTCCTTAAATACCTCAGAGACAACGACTCCCTCTGTGATTTACAAGGACACGGAGCATTGAGAAGATACTACTCTGAGTTAAAAGGAAGGAATATGGAGTGTACTGATTTTTCTACACCTAAAAACTTCCCAAAAGAAATAGTCAACTCTATAAAGAATATGGAAATGACTAATATTCCCCTTGGTGATGAAATTCCCTTGGGTTTGCTCAATAGCGAGGGTCGAGCTGAGTATGAGAAGACAACGCAACTTGCATGGGCTGAGTATCAGAAGATAAAGCAATCTGCATGGGCTGAGTATGAGAAGATAAGGCAACCTGCATTGGCTAAGTATGAGAAGATAAGGCAATCTGCATGGGCTGAGTATCAGAAGACAGAGCAACTTGCATGGGCTGAGTATCAGAAGATAAAGCAATCTGCATGGGCTGAGTATGAGAAGATAGAGCAACCTGCATTATGGAAACTCTTTAAACAGGAAGAGTATAGAAATAAGCTTTGGATTTAACGGACAGGAGGACAGTATGAAGGATTGCGTGAGCGGATTTAAGGAGAATAGAGAAACAAGGAATTTAGTTGACTGTGAAGAGAAAGACCGTTGCCCTATTTGCGGAGAAGTCGAAGAAAATAGATTTTCTCATGGAACCGTAACGGTCGGAGACGAAGTGCATCACCCAGCAGTTTGCAAAACATGTGGATATGGGGAGACGGTATGAAAATAGCACTTATTTTAATGGTGATACTATCTTTTGTAGTCGTAAGGCTCGCATTTGATTACAAAAGAGCATCTGACGAATTATGTAAGGCTTTAATAGATTTTTTTAAAGAGGACAAATAAGAAAGGATGGAAAATAATGGCTATGGAACATCAGGATATAGAAGAACAGAACGCGCGATGTAATATCTGCTCAAGAGGCTTATTGCCAATAGAGGCCTTCTTATATGGTAACCGTTGCGTATTCTGCACAGAGCCCACAAGGATAGGTATATTCCGCTGGATACTTCATTCCACGGTTGATTACCTTATATACCTACAGATGCTACGGATTAAGAAATTTGAAGACGCGCGCTTTAAGTTTCTCGGAGCGCTGAGTATGTTTTCTCGGGACATTAACGAGATAAAGAGCATATTTACAAAACTAGAGCTCCTTGGAGAGCTGAGGGGGATAAAATAATGTGTCAATTTTTCAGTGTTTGCAGTAAAGACGGACAGCCTTATTACTTTGATTGGGCATTAAGAGAAAAGGTAATCAAGGGAGAATTAAAGTTTGAACCTGACTCGCACACATCTATCCTTGATTATTATGGATTTAAAGGACTGGCTCAAGATAGATTTAATAAGTATGAATATAATCCTCTAACTAAGAACTTTCAGATAGACAGGCTTTGTACTGAAGACGACTCTATCCTTATTAAAGACTTCTGTGAAAAACTTAACTTTAAAAGGATTGTTCCTCAACTTACTTTTAATCCCATTATTCACCCATTTAAAGACAGAGACGCCAAAAAAGTCACTAAGTCTGACCTAAAACTCCTTAAACAATGGGCCAGCGTGTGGGCCAGCGTGTGGGCCAGCGTGGGGGACAGCGTGTGGGACAGCGTGTGGGACAGCGTGAGGGACAGCGTGGGGGACAGCGTGAGGGACAGCGTGTGGGACAGCGTGAGGGCCAGCGTGAGGGCCAGCGTGTGGGACAGCGTGTGGGACAGCGTGAGGGACAGCGTGGGGGACAGCGTGGGGGACAGCGTGTGGGCGTATACTTCTAACCAATTCACCTTAGATAAATGGAAATACATAAAACACGAAAAAGGAGTCAATCCTTACCAGTGCTTAATAGACTTATGGGAAAAGGGGTTAGTGCCAACTTATGATGGAAAGATTTGGTATCTGTTGGGTGGAAAGAAGGTTAAGATAATTTGGAAAGGTAAGATAAAATAAGGAGGTTTGAAGTGATACTGAATATTACTACTGTAACTGCATTAAAGGAAGAGGATATTAAGGTAGAGTCGGACAAAAAAACCGTAAACATCTTTATCTATGATAAGGTCGGGAAGAATTACATAGGTTTGTATTTTACTCCAGAACAGGCGCAGATGGTATCAAAGAAAATAGAGCATATTCTTATAGCGGAGACATTTGGGGAGGGGAAATGAAAAAGACCATAAGGATTAGTGGCGGAATATCGGCAACAATAGCAACTGGAAGCTTTCAAAACCTCAAGCCTAGTTTTTCATGGGAAGAAGTTATAGAGGATTGTGACCTGAACGATACACAAATAGAGGAACGCATAAGAACCCTCTATGATAAATCATCCGCGATGTTGCATGAGGCCGAACAGAAGGCTATAGTTGAACGTATACAGCGCGAGAGAAAAGATTTAAGATTTCTACCATCCCCTAAAACAAAGATAATCCTACCCAGCGTCACCTCTATAATAAACTACGATGCAGACTTCTTTGTGTCAGGGGAAGACCTGGCTCAGTATTGCGCTCAGGGTAACATAATAGACAAGAAGGTAAAGCATTTTATCGCAGAACATAAATGGGTAAATGCAAAAGATATTAAGGACAACTGGACAGATATTGTTATATTGACGAAAGGGGGATTAAAACTTGAGACAGACGTAGGCGACTTCCCTGCTTTTCTTGAGAAATATTTTGTAGAAAATATGGAAGTAGGGAAGCGCTTCTTTTGTGATGAATACGGGTTCACAGGTGAGCCTGACTTCACAGGCATACCTCAGTTCAAGGATGCCAAAGAGGTTCCTACAATATTTGATGTCAAGAGAACGCCATCTTCGCACAGCAACGGACAACAGTTGGCAGCATATTGTAAGGCCCTGGGTATCAAGCAGGGTATCATTGTGCCACTTTCAGGAAAAACACAACAAGGTTATTCTAAACCTGTTATATACGGTGAGGATAAGCTCGAAGGTTATTGGAAAATGTTTTGTGCAAAGCAAAAGGAATTTAAAAAGCGGTATAACGTATAAGGGGGGCATATGCTTCGAACAACTATCAAAAAAACAATCGGAAAAACAATTTATCACTTTCAGGTAGAGGGTGAGAATTTACACGCAGTAGGCATGGAGCTTCAGAAGCTTGGGTTCAGAGATGTCTATAAATGCGGGAAGTGTAGCAGTGAGAGCCTATATCTAAGAGCATACATCACAGAGAAGGATAAGTATGAATACATCAAGATACAATGCGCGGAATGCAAGGCTAGTCTGACCTTTGGTAAAGCTAAAGAACAGAAAGACCTCTATTTCTTGCGTAAGAACGATGATAAGAGCCTGGCATGGGTAGAGTATAAGCCCAAGGACGGCGGAGGAGCAGTAACAGGCGGAGGCGTGGGGAGTCAAAAAGGCGAAGACGAGTCACCATTCTAACAAGAGAGGGATTATGAGAGATCTAGAACAGATTGAAAATTTGCGGGTGCAGAAAAGAAAAGAGAAGATGGAGCTAGAGAAAAGCCGGAGCATGGTAACCCTGGAGAAGATTAAAATATCCAGAGAGATACTAGCACTTGAAATAAAGAAAAAAGACCTGTCAACTACGATGGAGAAGGCCAGGACAAGTATAAAGGAGTTGTCCCTGGAGATTGATAATTTAACTGATGATTTTTGGAGAATGAAGAATGGGATGTGAGGATAATCATGCAATACTGCGAAAACTGTAAATTCTTAAAAGAGGCTTTCTTCAATCTGCCTTGCGGTTGCAGGAACGCTTGGTGTCACTTGCGTATCACTTGCGATTTTGTGAAGCCTAATAACTGTAAGTGGTATCACCGCCTGTGGTGGAAATTTTGGGTGGGGTGAAGTTATGGAGTGGTATCAACGTAAAATGAAAAAATGTAATCTATGTCACCAGACTAAGCCAATGAGTGAGTTTTATAAGAACACTCCATGTAAAGGTGGTCATATACACCAATGTAAGGAATGTCGTAAAAAGAAATCTTGGTATAATCCTCCAAACAAGAAGAAAATTTGGGATAAAACATATCGAGACAACAATAAGGAATTGGTGCGTAAGAGAGCGAGAGAATGGGCTAGAAAGTGGCGCAAGGAAAACCCTCAGTTAGCACTCGAAAGAGACAAGACATACCAAGTAAGATACAGGAAACAAAGAGCATTGTATAATAGAGAATACACCAAAAGACGAAAGAAAACTGATATTAAATTTAAGTTAAGAAGATACATGTCTTCAATGATAGCTTCTCGATTAAGGCAAAGATTGGCAAGCAAGAATGGTGAAAGGGGTCTAAAATATCTTAATTATAATATACCAGAGCTAATAATACATTTAGAGAAAGACTTTCAACTAGGGATGACTTGGAAAAACTACGGCAAGTGGCACATAGACCACATAATCCCAGATAGTCACTTTAATTATAAGAGCGTCTATGATGTTGGGTTTCAAAAGAGTTGGTCGTTAGATAACCTTCAACCATTATGGGCGGTAGATAATTTAAAAAAGGGGAAGAAAAAATGCGTTGTCCAAAGTGTAATACAGAAATAGTCCTGGATAAGGAGAAGATAGAAGATGTAATAAAAAAGAGCAACTATGGAAACTTTGCTCGGTTTGGGTATAGTGTGGCAAGGAAAAAATCAACAAAGGAAACAACTATACGAAACATAAGAGAAGAATTAGCTCAAGCACTTATAGATTATATGAAGGGGGGAGTATGAAGAGGATAGAAGATAAAGTAGTATCATTAGAATTAGCCAAAAGGATGAAAGAGTTAGGTTGGGATTATGAGACGGAGAGGTGGTGGGCAATTTTTGACGCTGAAAGTGGTGAGTTGGGAAATATCAAAGAAATAGCTAATTTAAAAGGAGATTTTGAAGATTGCATATCTGCCCCTGATGTAATAGAGGTGGGGGATGAGTTGCCTTGTGGATATTATTCTATTAGAGAAGAAATAGGAAAGTGGGAGTGTTGGTTAAGAACAGAAAAGCAGAAAGTTGAAGGTAATACCGAAGCTGAGGCAAGAGGTAAGATGTGGTGCTATCTAAAAGAAGAGAAGTTGATATGAAGGGGGGAGTATGATAGACGATAAACTTAATGAGGTGTTGAGAGAGTTAGTATTATGGCAAAACACAGGTGCTTCTGTTGGGGAAAAGGTTGCTTATACCCTATCTGCCATTAAGAAGATAGTGAGGGAAGAATCTGAAGACTTTGAAAAGTGGTTTCTTGTGAATAACTATAATAATTATGGCAGTAAGAGCCAGCATGAGATAAGAATGGCGATAGATGCCTATGGTCAGTTATTACGCAGAAAATTAGGGGCGTAGTCAAGAAATACTTGACAACTCGAAAGGGAAATAAAATGAAAAGAACTGTTAAAAGAAAAGCACAGGCCAGTAAGGTAAGGGATTTACTTGGGTTCCCAATGGAACGAGAAATAGGTGAGATGAGATGCGGGGGGTGTAACCCTGATAATGACAGAGGGTTTAATGACGCCCTTGAGATATGTGGCAATCTCGACATATAGGACTTGTGATATATGTAAACTTACATTATGTAATTTAACATAATGCGATACTTCATACAAGAAATTACCACCCAATATTCAACAAATATGATTAAAAACAATAAACAAATTCAATATATACATTGAAATGCGACATAAACATAGTGTGACTATGTATATTAGCTTCAATAAGGAATAGAGTAATTGAAGCAAATAGGGTAAATGTTCACTATTAACTGTAATACAAATAGGTAACGAGAGTAACCCATTTAGGTTACAAACTATAAATTTATAATTAGCACAGAATGTCAACGTTTAATGCACAATTCAGTCAGTTAGCATATTCATAAATAAAGTGAATCGGGTGAGTAATGGGTAAAGGCTCGAGAAGAAGACAAGAAGATTCAAAGAAGATACGCGACAACTGGGACAAGATTAAATGGCCTGAGAAAAAAAGATTAAATAAACCCTTGACAAAATAGGGAACGTGTGGTATAATATATAAGACAATAAGGTAGGAGCGAATCTTGAGGGGATTAGCTTTATTCAGGTTGTGAACCTGGACAGGGCGAAATCCCCTTTTTTATTATGATAAATAATATAACCCCAAAAGATGCAGATAAATTAAATGAGATATATACCTGGGCCTCAAGGCTAATATATATTTTAGAGAGCATAAGACCCGACATAAAAGAAAAGACTTATACGCGTGTTGCGAAAACTGCAAAGAGATGTTTGAGGATGACTTATCGATTGCCATGAACTCAGTAAGATGTCCGGATTGTGGTAGGATGTTAAGGCGCGGGATATACAAAGATGAGTTGGGGATGTATCCAGGTGGATAACCCATCAGCATGTACATTAGGATTGATAATGATTTTTTTAGTATGTGTCTTATTGAATAGTAACGAACCGCCGAAGGTGGGGTAAGCATGTGGATGATAGGTGTGGTATATGGATTATGTATAATAGTGTATTTGATGATAAATATATAAAAGGTGCAAGATATCGGAACAACTGCCGAAGTAGCTTAATTGGTGAAGCACCTCACTTGTAATGAGGATATTGAGGGTTCGAGCCCTTCCTTCGGCCCCAAGAGGATAAAGAGATGGCTATACCAGAACATATAAAAGAAGAGATAAGAACAAAGGCCGGGCAACCGATGAAGTATCAGACCGAAGATGAGCTAAAGGTGGCCATAGGTAAATACTTTCTGAATTGTGAAGAGAAGAGTAAGCCTTTGACCTTAAGCGCGCTCGCAGTGGCCCTAGATGTAAGTCGAAGAACCATAACCAATTATGGAAAGACGGATAAATTCTTTCACACTATAAAAAAAGCCCGGGAAATGTGTGAGGCTTATGCAGAGGAATGTCTATATACAAAGAACAGTGTAGCGGGTGTAATATTCAGCATTAAGAATAACTATGGGTGGGTGGATAAACAGGAGATACAGCATTCAGGAGACACAGAGAAACCAATAAGCATTAAAGTAACCGAAATGCCAACAGATGCTATTATAAACGATGTGATAGCCAAGCTAACTGAGAATACGAACTGATGGACGCAATAAACAACCAAAAGCTATCAGACTATAAGGCAAAGTACCTTACACGAGAGCTTATTAAAGACGGTATGCCAATACCAGACTGTAATGGTTGCATCAGGCCGGAACAGTGCTCATTTAAACAGACAGGAAATTGCTCGCCTGGGGTAAAGAATGACAGACAGAGTCTTAAGAATAACAAATAACATGAAAGACTATATAATGGATGGCGCAGAATGGTATTTACCAAACACACATAACTCGTTTATATCTTATTTTAACCACTATAACTATAAGAATATGAAATACCATGATTATGTTAAGCTTATAGTTAGGGACATAAACTCATTGAGAGGCCATTAGAGCAACGATATGAGACTTGATTATCCAAAGGATTTAGCGAAAAACCTCAATTTCAGGGTAGATATAAGAAACCGCTGTATAAAAGACCCTGTGTTAAGGCATGAGATGAAAGAACTATGCCGGAGGGATATACTGACATGGGTTAATTTGTTCTGCTGGACGAAAGACCCGAGAAAGTCAACACCGGTATTACCGTTCATAACATACGATTATCAAGACAAGTATATCCTTGAGGTAGAAGACGCAATAGATAAGCAGTATGATAGATTATCTGAGAAGTCCAGAGACGCAGGGGCATCCTGGTGTATCTTATATGTTCTAAATCATAAGTGGCAATTTGAGATAGGCTCAGATTTTAGGGTAGGTAGTAGAAAAGAAGAGTTCGTTGATAAATTAAATGTCATTGATACGTTGCTAGAGAAGGTCAGATTCAACCTGGCCAGGCAACCGGGATGGCTATTGCCTAAGGGATTCACCATTAAAGACCACGCGGGATTCATGCGCATAGTGAACCCGGAGAATGGTAACACAATAGTAGGTGAATCAGCAAATCCTCATTTTGCATCAGGTGGCCGTAGTAAAGCGGTGCTGATGGATGAGTTCAGTAAATGGGATGTAACCATAGCTAAATCTGCATGGTCGGCTACTGCGGACGTAACAGGATGTAGGTTACCCCTTAGCACCCCATTGGGCTCTGGAAACAAGTTCGCGATGCTTGCCCATGGCACAGAAGAGAAGATAGTAAAATCAACATTACACTGGACACTACATCCCAACAAGACCAAGGGATTATATTATAAGAGTGGAGTAGAAAGTATACCAATACTAACTAAGGAAAAAGCCTTTGAGCTATGGAAGATAGGATACGAAGTAAGGTCTGAATGGTATGATGCTGAATGTGAGCGCAGAAGTGAATCAGATGTAGCACAAGAGCTTGATATTAACTACTTAATGTCAGGTTATCCATTCTTTTCAATGAAGGCCTTAGCATTACAGAAGATATTTCCTCTACATGTAAGGTCGAATGAGATAGAACCGATACCATTTGAGAGACATATACTTATAAACTTAATAGAGACTGATGGTAAAATAGAACCAAGGGACAAGGATGGCTGGCTGAGAGTATATGAATACCCAGAGATCGGCAAGCAATACATAGTAGCAGCTGATACCTCAGAAGGCCTGGCCAAGGGTGATGAGGCTACAATCGTTGTAAGAGAGAAGTTCACCAATGACATTATAGCCGTAGCAAATGGCGCGTATCCTCCTGATGACCTGGCATTCAAGATTCAGAAGGTGGCCAAGTGGTATAACGTAGCGCTTACGGCCCCAGAGAATAATAATCATGGGTTCACAACATGCAACATCTTAAGGAACCTTGATTGCAACTTGTATCATACAATGACCCAGGGCGGGGATGTTAAGAAGCCTGGATTCACAACCACAGCGCAGACTAGACCCTTAATGCTTGACCTATTAGAACAGCAGATTCGCAAGAATGAGTTTGCAATGCGTGATGAGATACTTATAAAGCAATGTCGGACATTCGTAAAGAATCAAAAGCGTGGCCAACCCGAGGCAGATGGAGACTTTAAAGATGATGTGGTGATTGCGTGTGCGATTTCAGGAGCAATGATTAAAGAGCATCCGTTCCAGGCTAAGGCAGATGACAACTCAGGAGCCCGTAGAAGAAAGATTGAGGATTTCAAGAAACCCGTAGTGAGGTTCAGGTGAGCTTTAAAGGTGATGTTAAGATAATAATTGATGTTAGGGCTATTCTTACTAAGAACAAAGCTCGAAGCGGGAATTATCTTGTTTCCTCTAAACAGATTTTAGATTACATAAAAGCTATAGATAATGAAAAGGAATTAGATAAATACTTAAAGAAAGCATATCAGGGAGCCTTGAAATTTTTAGACACTGTACCTGATTATTATAAGGAGCACTTTAAAATATGAACATGGGAATAATAAGAGACAAAATACTAGCAGATAACCATAAGGACACCGAGGCAACGGAAGAACAGAAGTCATCCTATGCCAATGGAGTCCTTGATTACCATAATGCAATTATAAAGGAGCTGAGTAATGGTTAAGAAACCTGAAAAAGATTATACGCTCAAGGTCAATACAAAGAAAGACGATGACAAGGATGAGACGCTACCTATTTACATGGATAGGATTAAGCTATCTGAAGACCAGAAGACCAGACTTGTCAAAGAGATATACCTTGAGAGTGATGAAATAGAATCAGAGTGGAGGGCGGAAGATGTAATAGGCAAGTTCGATGCCCTTGACAACCAATATAAAGGCAAGATAGAAGAGGATGAGAGACGGCAGTTCAATCTATCGAAGAATGTAACGAAGTCCAAGTGTAACAAAGTAAGCAACATGACGGTTCAGTCCTTCTTAGAGACTGACCCTAAGTATTCAATAACACCACGGCCTGAGTTCGAGAAGCAAGGTGGCACAGATGTATGCGACGGACAGCAGGATTTCCTAGATTATAAGCTAGACAATCTTTCTTCCTTTAGAAGCGCAATGGCCAGGGTGAGTCATCACTCTACATTAAAGGGTCTTGGAGTTCTCAAGGTAACACATAAAATAACAAGGGAGAAGAAGAAGCGTGAAGAGGAATATGATGGAAGCATTCTTAAGCTACCCAATGGCACAGTATATGAGGCAGAAAAGCATGGCCCAGTGCCTCCCGGGGTTGAGCTTGTTAATCAAGGGCTTAAAGATTTCCTTGACAACTATCCGGATGCAGAGACTAGATACAAGGGATTCGTTAAGAAACTTACTGAAGGAAAGAAAATATCAATCATAGCTGAATATGAAGACACTACATATAATGACCCGTTCTTCAAATCAGTAAACCCTAAGAATCTTAAAGTCAGGTTATCAACACCGGGTATTGAAGGCCTGAAGATTACGAGATTAGTTATAGAAGAAAGCGAGATGAGTTGGTGGGATTTAAAGAGGGAGGAGAAGGCAGGACATTTCGAGGACATAGATAAGCTGGCGCAGGTAAGCGAAGGCGATACAACCAAGAAAGATAAGTATGACCATGAGATGTATAAGATACTCGAGTGTGTATATTACTTCAAGATGAATGAGGACGATGAGGACGAACAGAGAATAGTTGTATGGATAGCTGATGAAAGAAAGATGGTGTTAGGCGCTATCAATTATCCTTATTACCTTATAGACACTTATTACATTCCATTCTTTATCAATGACAAGTGGGATGGATGGTTACAGCCTGGCATGGGTGAGGATTTAACAGATAACCATATCGCTGAATCCTTTATATTGAATTTCACGCTTGAAGGCGCGTATCAGACAAATGTAGTCACGCCCATAGTCCAAGAGGGTTCACCGGTTGCATCTCAATTCTTGAATAAAGAGTTCATGCACGGCATCCCTATAGAGTTAAAGAAGGGTGAGAAGATAGATTTCCTACAGAAGTATATGAAGCCTTTTGATATAAATGGCATGTTAGGCTTGTTTCAGGTCTTGTTACAGAATGATGATGATGTAACAGGCGTATCAACGGCCAGTGCAACAGGTAGGCCAGACCCATTAGACCCAAGGGCCCCGGGAAACAAGACCATAGCGCTCTTACAGCAGTCAGGTATAAACATAAAAAACTATATATTTGCGATGCTACCATCGTTCAATGAACTTGGATACGTTATATTGAACATGTATTTCCAGATGTCCAAGGAAGGCCGGAAGTATAAGATAAGGCCTGAAAGAGTAGTAGGTAAAAATCCGTTTGCAACCCTGGAACGAAGCGCGATGTCTGCTAGAACAAATATTCAGGCCCAGGCATACACGTTCAACTTTGAGAAATTAAATGAGAAGAGAGAAGATGTAGCACTATATCAGATAGCAAGACAGGAACCATTGATAGCCAGGAACCCTGAGTCAGTGTATATTATGCTTAAGAACATAATAAAGGGTTGGTCGCCAAAGTGGAGGAATATGGTTGATACTATACTCCCACCGCTGGCCGAGTTCAAGAAGGGCCAGGCAAAGATGGCACTCATGGCCCTACAGAAATACTTGATGGGTAAGAAGAGCCAACAGGAGATGACAGGGATACCTGCGGAATTTAAGGCCGTAGAGTTTATACCGATGATGAATGAGTTAATGGCATTGAGCGCGACACAGCCAGCTAAGGAGAACACTCAGTAATGAGACTGATGGGGGAAATAATAGGTTGTATATTCTGGTTAATAGTATTTGCACTCCTATGTATTGTGTGGTTTGTAACATATTCGTGGCATAGATTGAGTTTTCGTTATTACATGTGGGGTCGAGGCGCAAAATAAAAAGGGGGATACATGAGGGGATTAGAGTTCTTTAGAAACCCAGAAGCAAAGAGAAAAAAGATTGAGAAGGAGAAGGCCCACATACAGAAGGATATAAAAAACCTAGCTGTATTGGCCGGTAGATGCCTAGCAGATAAAAACTTCCTACGATACGTAGAAGGCGTTGAGGCAATGAAGGATAGAATAATAGATGTAATGCTTACTCATACTGACCCAGACCCAGTGAGAGATGGCTTTTTCACAAGGTCGTGTCTGAATCAGCTTATTCCCTTAATGGAGATAGTTGAATCTATCAAAAGGGAAAAAGTAAAGGGAGGGGAAAATGCCAGCAGGAGTGCGTAGAAAGAGATGTCTAGTTACAGGAAAGAGACCAACACACAAGAGGCGTGGAAAGAATCGTAGGAAGAGAAATGGCAGATAACGATAGAGATAAAAACAAGCCCTTAAGCATTAACGAAGCTATAAATAAGCTCAGGGTTGAAGCGCCGAGGATTGAGGAAGCCACAAAGAAAGAGATGTCTAAGGCTAAGATAACTACGGCTGACCCTAGGTCAAGGATAAAGTTTCTTAATTACGCTATATCACTTCTTGGTGATTTGGACTTTGACTTAAAGAAAAAGTTACCGTTCAATGCGTCAAGTAAAGAGATGGCCGAGATATTAAAGGCTCTTATGTATTTAAGGACAAATGGTATCTCTGCAAGACAGATAGCCCATAGATTCGGAATAGAGCGAACAGTTGTTATGAAGGTTGAGAAGATTGCTACTGAGGCAGTGAAGCGCGTTATAGCGCGAAAGCTTCAGAACGGGACACCGATACTAGGGGAAAAACAGTGAGGAACATAGAATTATACTCCTGGTGGGGATATTTTTCTCACGCTTGTTACATAGCAGGATTAGATTGCTATGGTCTTCATATTAAGGGATTGTGTTATATACATGTTCACACAGGAATAGTCAAGGAGATTTCTAAGGATTGGCCTTGGTTCAGAATAAGAAGTTTTGAATTGTTTGGAAATAAATGGAATAAATGGAAAGGTTTTACTGTTCCGTTTATAAAATATTATTCAATATGACCGAATGTCATCGTTGTCTAAGCTGTGACATAAATAAAAGCAAGAAGACAACTAAGGATGACAACGGAAAGAAAGAAACAATAACAACTTATATTTGCACTTCATGTGGTTATAGAGTCGTGGAACAAGAGACAGGAGCAAGTAAATGAATCGCTTTGAATGTAAAGATTGTAAGAGACTATTGTTCAAAGGCGGTGGATGTGATAAGGAAATAAAGGCAGTTCATATATACTCAGATTTTAGGATAGAGATTAAATGTCCTAGATGTAAGAAGTTGAATAGTTTTAAATTAAATGAGCTAGTAATAGCCTAGAATAACGGGGGTTGTGGGGTGGTTGTGTGTCAGACCCCATGTATTGTGACCACAAACCTACAGTAAGTCGGCCATTATACCTGCTTACCAGCCCCTAACATAATATATAAAACGAGGAACTTGATTCCCATACTGATAATATCGGTATGGGTTTTTTATTATAGAGGTTACAAAGTCCCAGTATTAAAAGTAGTTACCCTTACAGGGAGTAAGGCACTGCTTACATAAATGCGATACCCTTATAGGCTCGCAAGAAAGGAGGGCTGTTATGGATAAACCCAAAACGCCAGTAGAAGTAGCAGAAGTACCGGAAACAGGACAAAACCTTAATGAAGCTGAAGAAGCTAAGGTAAGAGCAGAAGCATTAGCGGAAATAGCCAAAGAAGAGGGTAGGGAGCCTGAACCGGAGAGCGCAGAGGTTATAAAAGAGGAGGTAGTGAAAGAAGAACCTGAAAAGGTCGAAGAAGGCGAGGAAGAACCTAAGGAAGAGGAGAAGCCTAAGGAAGAGCCGAAGGAGCCGGAGAAACCTATAGAGGAGAAGCCGAAAGAGGAAAAGCCTAAAGAGGAACCGAAACCTAAGGAAGAGCCGAAGGAAGAACCTAAGCCCAAGGAAGAACCAAAGCCAGAAGAGGAAATTAAAGTCTCTGATGAGGACGTAAAAGCATATTCAGCGGAGAACACGGTTTCAGAGGATGAGGCGCGAAGCGAGCTTGAGAGCATTGGTCGTATCTCAAAGAAGTATGGAGATGACCCGAAGAAATTAGCAAAGGTCAACCTGCACATTCAGCGGTTAAATGCTAAGACTCAAGATGAGCTCAAGAAGATTAAAGCTACGCCACCCCCACAGCCTGTGAAAGAACCGACCACTGATGATGTTCTTAAAGCCCTTGATGCAGGAAAGATTAAGATTAAGGGTAATGTCATGGACGCAGAGACAGCGGTAGAGTTATATCGCAAAAACAACCCCAAGCTAGCTGCTGGTATGGAGGACGAGACAGTTCTTCAGCATGTAGCTGATAAAATGATTACGGCTTGGAGGGAATCCTTTAAGGAAGCGCGCAGAGAAGGCGCGGATAAGATTAAGGGAATGGCTAAAGAGAAAAGGGTAGCCTTAGTTAAAGACTTGCCTATCGGAGATAAGCCTTTTGCAGGTGAATTAAAGGACATCCTCGATAACATGCCTGACGAGTTCATCGCTCAGGAAAACTTTGATGTCGATGAGGTATTGCTTAACGTTAAGGGAATAAGGTTCGATAAGTTGAATAAGACTTTCAATGCTCAAATTAAAGACGCAGAAGAGCGCGGATTTAAGCGGGGGCAGGAGAACAAGAAAATCCTTGGCGAAAAGGTAGTGCTTCCCGAGACAAAGACACCTGTCAAGAAAGTAGAAACATCATCCTTAATGGATAAGCTTAATCACGCTGATAAAGAAAGGGCGATGCAGATGTTTGAAGGACAGGAGATGGACGAAAAAGCAAAACTACAAGCGTATATTGATGTATACGAAGACGATATAAAGGAACGTATCAAAAATGAAGGAGGAAAGTAATGGCTGAGTTAAAATATGGATGTATAAACGGAGACCACAAAACAGCTGTGCCTGTTAGTATTACGGACGCGGAAGCTATAAAGATGCAGAGTGGTCGCTTTGCAACTAGAAACACCTCTACAGGTGCGATGGAAATAGCTGATACCACGGACGATTTATTTGGTTGGTTAGAATTTGGTGGAGATGACTCATCTACATCAAACCAGGTAACTAACATGATAATTGACCCTTCAGCTGTTTATAGGATTCCATTGATTTACGACAATGACACTTATTCCGTAAATTATTCAGAAGCTCTACTCGGGGAAACTTGCGACCTTAAGGTTTCAGGTGGAGTGCAGTATGCAGACCCTAATGCAGTATCCAACAACAGCATTATAATCGTTGGTGGAAAAGCAGCAACAGGAACTACCGTATCGGCAGCTGATGGCTATTTGGATGTTATGATAAATTCAAATGCACAGCATCAGTTAGCAGTAGGCGCATAAGGTAGTAGTATTAGTAGTATAATGGGAGAAAAGATGCCATATAATGTAAAGGGTGAACAAAGGAATACTGGTAGAACCCATTTTAAGAAGGGTTACACCCATTGGAATAAAGGAAAAACGGGAGTTTTTTCTGAAGTCACTCTCAGTAAGATGAGTGTTGCAGCTAAAGCTAGAATAAAGATTAAACATCCGTTTAAAGGGAAACACCATTCCGATGAAACTAAAAGAAGAATAGCCCTTAAGATTAAGGCTCTTCCTAAGAAGACATTGTCTAGTAAAGGAAAACCATGGACAATGGCAAGAAGAGAAGCACAGAAGAAAGTAGTGTTTAAAAAAAAGAAAAAAAGAAAACAAGAAACAAAGAAATCAAGAGGGGTAAAACGTCCTCGCAAGTCATTCTTTATAAGTGGAAATGAATATCCATATTTTTGGAATGATTTAAGAAAAATTATTTATAAGCGAGATAAGTGGACTTGCCAAGAATGTGGGGTTAAGTGTAGGGATAAAAAATCTAAGGCGACAAAGAATAAAATTCAATGTCATCACATAGATTATAACACCCTAAACAGTGACCCATCTAATTTATTGACTTTGTGTGCAAGTTGTCATGCAAAGACAGGCTTTAAAAGAATAGATTGGATACAACATTTTAGCAAGACACAAGAAAGGCAAAAATGTCGGGACTAAAAAAAGACCAATTAGCATTATACACGAAAGATATGTATAAGGCTGAAAGAGAGACATACAAGGAAATAGAAACCAAGTATGACAAAGTTTACTCTGTGAAAACAGGCGTAAAGGGTTCT